GCTAAAGTGGCTAAAGTGGCTAAAGTGGAAAACAAAGAGAGTCCTAAAGTGCCGGGTATGGAAGGCGATGATGTTGTTTCTACAAGCCAAATCGATAGCAGCAATGGGATGGTGTCGGTTGGGGGGCAAGCTGGCGGGCATGCGGTTGATAGTCATTCGAGCCACGATGTGGGTTCATTGAGTGATCAGTTGCCAGCTGAAGTCACAACGGGGAAAGCTAAAATGACAATGGCAGAAGGTCGAGGTGGCCAGCCAATTGCGATTCCTCAAAAAAGAGTTGACGGCACCGGCACTACTAGAATAAACATAGTTAATACGGGTGGCGATCGAGCTTTGCAAGATCGATTTAAAAATATGGCGTCTGATGAAGCTGGAAGTAAAGATGGATATCAAGGAATGAGTGACTGCCCCATTTGCAAAGGTGATTGTGTTGTAATAAATAAGAACGAAGAATCAACTTGCCCTAAATGTCAAGGTTCTGGGTTTATATCGAGATAAAGATGTCGTTAAAATGTCTTGTAACTGGCGGTCTAGGATTTATTGGGTCAAACTTAGTTGAAAAACTAAGAGAACTTAATTATGATATAACAGTGTGGGACACTGCTTTTGAAAATTCTGAGCCACTTTCTGAGCCTGCTTCTTCGATAATAATTGATAATATTGATGTATCGCGGCTGTCAGACAACTGTGATCAAGAGTTTGACATAATTTTCCATCTTGCTGCTTTGTCCAGGATACAACCTAGTTTCGATGATCCGAAAAGAACGCACGATGTGAATGTTACTGGGACTGTTGAAATATTAGAATTGGCTAAGCGTTGTGGGGCTAAAGTTATTTATGCGGGATCAAGTTCTTTTTATTATGACCCTTATGCTAATCCATATGCTTACACAAAATGGGTTGGAGAAGAATATTGTAAATTATACAACAAAGTTTATGATGTTCCTGTGGCGATAGCTAGATTTTTTAATGTATATGGCCCAGGGTGTATTGTTGATGGCCCATATTCTCCTGTGATTGCCATATTTGAAGACCAAATTACCAACGATAAATCTTTAACTATAACCGGGACAGGAGAACAGCGGAGAGATTTCATCCATGTCCATGATATAGCCGATGGGCTTATTGCTATGTCTAAAGAATCATGGAACGCTGAAATTTTTAATTTGGGATCTGGTAAAAATGTGTCAATAAATGAATTAGCAGAGATGTTTGATCCCAGGCACACCACTTATATTCCGACGAGGCAAGGTGAAGCCAATGCTTCTCTCGCTGATATATCGCTTGCTAAACAAAAGTTAGGGTGGGAACCTAAGATTGATATCAAAGAATATATTAAAGAGTTTAAGAACTTAAAGAGTTATAGAAAATTTTTTGGGAGCGAAGCCTAGAAATTTTCTATGTCGTGGGTCGTTTGGAACTCCACCAGTTAAAAACGATGAGCCTGTTACCCGCGACCCACTATCATGGCCACTACTTGGATTATAAAGTGGTGAGGAATGCAGGCCGGGCCGCCCAAAATATTTACTGCCCAATTTATTCTTGATAGCTAATTCTATCAAATTTTCATTTATAATATTTAATTTCATTATTCGAACTTATGAATAGTATTGCCGCCATCTCTCATTTGGCTTAAATTGGGATTAAACCCAAAATTTTGTTCTGACCATTCTTTCTGTTCTTCTTTAAGTTCGTTGATAATTGTTGGCACGATATCAAGTGCTTTATTTCTTTCTTCCAAAGGAATTCCTTGGGCCAACAATTCTTTTTCCATAGCAATTGCAAACGTGGGGTCATCTATGTATTTATAATTGTGGACTTTAGAAAATGCTTGACAAAAACTATCGTGAAACGGTGATTCTGCTGCTTTTAAAGCGAACATTTCTGTGATTTGTCCATGGAGCTGTTGGTATCCACGTTCAGATTCACCGTCTCTATCAGCGCCATCACCACTTTGGTGGCCTGAAGATTTTTTATTGTCATGAAATGCTAAACCCAGTTTTGCATCATGTTGAAGCATCGTGTTGATTGCTTCAGATAATAATTTTTCATTTTTGTTAAGCATATTAGCCTCCCATGTTTAACCATTAAGTTATCTTTGATTGGGTGCATATTTTAATTACTCATGGTAGAGCATAATAATAAAATAGGTCGTTTTGACCAGGTGATGATTTTGACCACTAAAAACATAGACTATTTGTCTGCGCCTCCTGACGTTGAAATGTCTCCGCACGGGGTGTGGTCTGTGGTGGCCGCAGTTGGTGATAAATTAATGCTTGCTAAGAATACCATATTAATAAAAATTCCGCCTTTAGATGTAAAATTGATTGCTAAACATGATTCTAATAAATTAACCAATTTGATGGAAGGATTGTTGCAAGATGGCAAAAAAAATAGAAAAAAAGATTCCTAATAATCTTGAAGATTTACAATCCATGATAGAAAAAGATCATGGCGATGGGGCAGTAATGCTCGGTAAAAATGCTATAGTTGATGTGGACATATTTCCCACTGGAGTCATTACATTAGATATTGCTCTTGGGGTGGGCGGTATTCCGCAAGGAAGAATCATTGAATTATTTGGCCCCGAAAGTAGTGGTAAAACCACAACATGCCTTCAAATAATAGCAAGTTGCCAAAAAACTAAATTCAAAGGAAAGGATCGTTTTGGGACATGCGCATTTATTGATGCCGAACATGCCCTATCTCCGAGTTGGGCTGAAAGCATTGGTGTTGACATTGACAAAATGTTAATCTCTCAGCCCGATTTTGGAGAACAAGCTTTAACTATCGCAGAGACAATGGCAGAATCAGGGCTTATTGATTTAATAGTAATTGATTCTGTTGCGGCTTTAATACCGCAAAAAATGTTAGATGGTGAACTGGGAGCTAATACTATTGGTGCCCACGCCCAATTAATGTCTAAAGCTTTGAATAGACTAAAAAGTAAATGTGCTAAAAGTTTAACAACCATAATCTTTGTGAATCAAATTAGAATGAAAATTGGTGTCATGTTTGGTAGTCCGGAAGATACTCCTGGTGGCAGAGCATTGAAATTTTATTCTTCTTTGCGCATAGATATTAGAAGAATTGCGACAATAAAAATAGACGGAGAGCCAGTAGCTAATAGAACAAGAGCGAAAATTGTTAAAAATAAAGTAGCGCCACCGTTTCAAGAAGCAGAGTATGATATTTGTTTTGGTAAAGATGATATGGTTAGTGGCATTGACACTTTAGGTGCTGTGTTGGATGTGGCTGCTGACGAGGAAATTGTTGGAGTAAAAGGGTCTCATTATTCATATAATGACACTAAATTAGGTAATGGGAAAAGTAATGCGATATTGTATTTGGCTAATAATAAGGAATTGATTAAAGAAATTAAAGAGAAAACATATAATAGTGTCTTTGATAAAAAGCATAAAAAACCGTTGTTGGAACAAAATGTGGAAGATCTTTTAGGTATTGTGGACGAGGATACAGATGAACAATCCACTGTATAAAATTAATGATGTGGTTTATCTCAAAGAATCTGCGGCTTTGGGATTTTTAGAACCCATGAAGATTGGTGGTATTGTTAGCGGTGCTGTCAGCAAATGGTTATATGTTATTGAAGCTAAAATAAAGAACCCTACACCAGTCGCTCATTTTGGTGATAGAATAGGTCATGTTTCTCAAACCGATCTGTATTTTACTGAAGACGAATTAATTGTTTTATGTGATGCCTTAATATTAGCAGAGGCAAATGCCAAAAGGCAATTATTGAATATTCAGTTGCAAAAAGACGCATTATGCCCAACAACAGTTACAACAGTTAGCACCAGCGGGACGAGTGGCACGGCTTAAATAATGGTTACTGACATACTTAATAAACTTGATGATGTTGTTGATGAAAATACATTCGGCAAATACCAAGAAGAAGCGATAGTATCAATCGCTTTAGATGTCCCCGAATTTTTTTCTTCTGTTGGTCGTTTTATTACGCCATCCATGTTTTCTCGCATGGAGACACAATATGTCATGGCGCATATCTTAAATGAAATTGAAAAAAATGGCACTGTTCCGACTAGGAAATTGCTGAGAGACCATATTGAAAAAACTATAACAGAAGATGAGCCATTTGAAGAAGTTCTCAGGATTGTTGATAGAAAATCCAATCCTAGAGAAGTTCCTATGATAAAAGATACGCTTATTAAATGGGCAAAGAGTAAAGCATATGGGATGATATATAGCGATGAAGTCCAAGATGCTTATTATAGAGGTGATTATTCCCATTTAGAAGCAATTATTGACGAAGCCCACAAAATAGCTGATGTTGGAGATAGCGGATTTTGGTTTTTTGAAGAAGCAGAATCTCTTTTTAGAGAAGATGCTATTGAACATCGCACGACTGGATTTCCCAAACTCGATAAATTATTGAACAATGGGGGTCCATCGCCCGGTGAAGTAGTTTGTTGGATGGCTGCAACTAATGTTGGGAAATCAATTTTGCTTGTCAACAATGCTATATCATCATTGAAAGGCATGAACAGCGATGGCGATACTGGGCAGGATGTTTTGCTGGTTACATTTGAATTGGACAAAATAAAAACTGGGATGCGTTGTCTTGGCTCATTGGCTGGTGTTGATATTAATAATATAAAAGATCATGAGGATTATGCCAGAAGAGTTTTAAAACAAACTGGTGCTTCTTATAAGAAAAAGTTATGTATATATGAGTTGCCACCAGACGAATGCAGTGTTGATCACATATATGCAGTGGTAGATAATCTTAAAAGATCTAAAGGTTGGAAGCCAGACGTTATAATTTTGGATTACCTAGAATTAATGGTAAGTAGGGTTAAAGACTACAATCGAGAAGAATACACTAGACAAAAACATGTTGCTACGGAAGTGCGTGGCTTAGCAAAAAATGAAGATGTTCTTATTTTTACGGCCACACAAACTAATCGTAGTGGCCAAGGTTCTGCAGAACTAATTGATTTAAATAAGTCTGCAGAAAGTTATGGTAAAAATATGCCACTTGATTATGTTGTTAGTTTAAATCAAACGGATCAAGAAAGACAAGCAGAACCCCCTCGATTACGGTTTTTTGTGGCCAAAAACCGTAATGGGCCTAAACATCAAACAATTTCTTGTGAAATAGATTACAGTAAAATGCAAGTCAGGGAACAACGATGAAAGCTAGAATTATTATAGATCTAAACATATCAAGAACATTGGTAGAAACAATGCAGCGGTCTGGGTTTCAAGTATGCCAAGATGGGTCGTCTATGCAAGTCAAAATTCAAAATTCTAAACCCACAACTCGTAGGGCAAAAGTTCAGTTTTTAACGGAAAACGTAGATAAAGATTGTGAATGCTTAATCAATTGCAACAAATGAAAGGTCTATCATGGCAGTTATGAAAAGTAAGTCTCTTGAAAAACAAGAACAGCAAGAACAGCAAGAACGGCAAGAACAAGAACGGCAAGAACAAGAACAACAGGGGCAAAAAGAAAAATCAGCCGCAAATTTTCCTTTGTCCATTGAAACTGCAATTACAGAAGCAGGCCCAATTTTGGTCAGAGAGGTTCCTTGCTGCAATGATTTTGTTGCGGTGTTGCAATTTCATTACGAATCTGGTGCGATTGAATTGCCGGAAGAATCTTCGCTTAAACCAGAAGGGTTGATTGTGGGGGTCGGGCCTGGTATTGCGCAAGGCGGTTCTAGAGCAGAGTCACAATTGTCTCTTGGCGATGTAGTGATGTTTATGCCAAAATCGGTGTCGGCAACCATAGATTCTAAAAGTGGCCCATATGCAGGTAGAACTGTTAGGATTTTGTCGGAAAAAGCAATTTTGTGCAAACTGCAGCCTGTTCCCTTCAGCGTGATTGATTGAGAATGCCTAAATATTTGTTTATTTGTCATATATGTGAAAAAAAGGCAGCCAAAACAAAAGGTGAGCCTTTGACGCATGAAGAAGAGCTTGAGGTAATATTTGAAACATATTACCAAATCAATGCTTCTAATGACGCAATTAAAGAAGCAACGATATGTCCAAGGTGTGACAGTGGAGATACTACCCAGGCATTTAGTCACAATAGTTATACCGGATATATTCGTGGGAACGGCTATTTAGATAAAGAAGGCGTTAGACGCGACATGAATTTGCATAAATTACAAAATGACGATCCATATGCTTCCATGCGAGAAGTTGGGGAAGTTGACGATAAAATATCAAAATTCAAAAATGCGGGTAAGCATTCAAGTAAGCCTAAAAAGCATTATGATATGTCGTCTAATAAAATGGAACAAATAGTTAACAAAGTTGTTAAAAAGAAGCCTAAATCCGATCAATAATTTTTTAATTTGATCTTTCTGTATTATAAAATAGGCAATAACATGGAAGCAAAATGCGATCTTTATATGTTTATTCGTTATTTGATGGTATATCAGGTCGTCCTTGTTGCACTGGCGTAAGAGCTGGCGGCAGAACGATTATTCGCGATTTATATAGGCCAGGGTCTGGTAAAACAATAAGAACCATAAATGATGCTAAGGAAGAAGTTAAAAATATTATTTTAAAAGTGAATTCTGCAAATAAACAGATAATCACTTCCGATTTTAAATCTCATATTCAGCACTTTAATCTTCCATTGTTTCGCAAAGCATACAATGTTTATGATATGCATTTGCCAGATATTAAATCTAGCGGGATTCAATCTAAGGATGTAATGGTGGTCAGGAAAGTTTTAGATAAGTTAGAAAGAGCTAAACCCAGGGAATATAATAAAATTATGGCAAATGCCGCAGTGGTTTATCAAAGTATGGAGGAAAACGGAGTATTACTTGACTATGAAAGAGTGCACCCCAAATGGTCGCAAAAAACATTTTCTGGTAGGAGTAAAACAACTGGTTTTAATATCCAAGGAACTACAGCTAAAAACGGCATATCTTTTTCTGATGAGAATTATGTTTTTATTCATTTTGATTGGATATGCGCTGATATAAGAGTGGCGTCAATATTGTCTGGCGATCAGCAATTGCGGCGTGCATTTGAACAATCAGATCCCTATTCGCATATGCAAGATATTTTAACAAAGAAAAGCAGTGGCGATGGGGAAATTACTAGAGACGAATGCAAATTGCACTTGCTAAAATCGATAAATTCTATGGACATATCGAGTATTGCTCTTGACGAAGTATATCCCCAACTTGGCAGGTGGATTAAAAAATGTAAACAAAATATGCGAAATGGCGATGGCAGTTTGGATTCTATATTATATAGAAAATTTAGAATCAAATATGCCAAGAATAATTTAGCCGTGCTGAATGGTATAATGCAAGGGTCTGTAGCACATGCCATGCAGGCTGTTATTAGAAAAATATGGGAATTAATCGATGATCGACTGATAGCAGAAATCCATGATTCCCTTGTAATATGCTCAAGGAAAGATCCTAAAAGTATTAGAAATGCGATTGATGTGGTGGCTCCTATTATGCTTTATCCATTTAAAGACGTGCTAGATGATAATCCATCCTTCCCATTGCGTGTAAGCATTGGCAAGACATGGAAAAAATGGGTTCCGTATTTAACGTATCGAGAATCTGGGGTAGAAGATGCCACACAAGCATGATTCTAGAAGGCAACGCAATCTTGAAAAGAAGAAAAGAAAGAAAAAATTGCGGAACAAAAAGCGTAAGCTGGCGCGAACGAAACAAAACAAAATTGAAAATATTAAAGGGCAAATGGTTGAATCTATAAGCCCAACATTTGACAGATCTGGTTTTACCGAAAATAATAATACGGTTAAACAATCGGATGTATTAAAAAAACCGATGGGTAAACTATTTAATAAATCTGCGTGGAAGCCTGATGATGGCCAAGAAAAATAATGAAGTTCCAAAATGGGTAAGCGAAAATTTACCGCCGGAACTTGCTGATTCAACATTATTTAAATTTAAAGTAAGTCTTCCTAATGGGATAGAAGTGGAAGTAGATATGCTTCCAGACATAGATACTGATTATGATATCCTGCAAGAACAATTGCAGGATATCCCAGCCCAATATACTTATTGGGCTGCTATGTATTCTGAAATGAAAAGTTTAGTTTCGGTGGCAGAGAGAAAGGTTAAAGCCAGAAAGGGTGAATGTATTGAAGAAGTTTTAAAATCATATCGAGAAGAAGGTGTTAAGCCTCCATCGGTGGACCAAGTAAAATCAATAGTAGAAAAGGATAAAGAATTACAAAAATTAGACCTTAAGTATGCATTAGTTCAAAAGCATGTAGGAAAAATGTGGCATATGGTTGAGGCACTGAAGTTAAAAGCCGAAGTTCTAAGATCACTGGCCGGATTCAAAAGACAAGAACTGACCGAAAGTTAAAAAGTAAAAGTTAAAAGTTAAAAGTTAAAAAGAAAAAGAAAAAGGAAAAAATCATGGCTTATGATGTTCAAGCAATTCGTAAAAAGCTCCAAGGTTCTACTCGTGGCAGATTTAATGATCCAGATATGTTTAAGCCTGAGAAAGCTCAGGATGCAGCAATTCCGATCAAGTATCGATTTTTTGTGCTACCCCCTGTTATGAAGGGAGATACAACTAATTCAGGCCCCGCAACAAAAAGCATGGAACAATTTTTTGTTACACATGGTAATCACTGGGTAAATGACAGACCTCACCCCTGCCCAAGAATCTATAGTGAAGGCACGGATGAATGCCCAATCTGTAGTTTTGGGTTTGATCTTCTTAGAGAAGAACAAAATCAAGAAAAAAGGCGATTGATTCTCAATCAGTGGATGCCCCAAAGTTATTATATGGTCAATATTTATTTTCCACCTGTAAAAACTAATCCTGAAGATCTTCGTGGAAAAACCAGATATTATAATGCATCTAAGACTCTATTTGACCAATGGACATCTTGTTTGCTGAGAGATGACGCTGGAGATCCAGAAGACCCCCAGGCATTTGGTGTCTTTTTTGATGAAAGTGCGGCTTTTTGCTATCAGCTTGAAGTTTTAAAATCTGGTAAAAATAATAGCTACAAAACTAGTAAATTTTTGGCCAATAGCGGCGAACCAACTGCTGTGGCCAGCAAGGATGGGGAGCCAAATGCCAAAGCCGTTCAAAAGATTTTAGAAAATCGAATCGATTTATATTCTAAAATCGAAGAGCCTGATTTGGATAAAATTAATAAATTGGCAAGCGTTATGGTTAATGGCGATGACGACGACGGTTTTGATGAAGACGAAACTTTGTCTGAGCCAAAGGCGAAATCAGCACCTGCTAGCATAGTGGAGTCAGATAGCCTTGAAGACGAAGTCCCATTTGACGCTGACGCTGACGCTGACGCTGACGCTGATACTGAGAAGGTTAAGGTTAAAGTTAAAGCTGATGCCGATTCCGGCGACGACAGCGCCAATAAGGAAATCGAAGATCTTCTGGGACAATTGGACGAAGATGACGATTAGTCTTAAGTTTTGAATTTCAAAAGGGCGGAGAAATGTGCATTTCTCCGCCCTTTTGTGTATCATGGATAAGAAAATATGCAACCGCACACTATGCCTAGCTCTACAAATACAGACAAGAAAACGATATTGTTGGTGGATGCTAAAAATGCCTTATACAGATCTGTGTATGCAGTTAAGCATAATAATTGGGGAAAAGATCAACATAGTTTTGTCGCCTTGTTGCGGCAAATGGTTGGTTGGATCAATAAATTTAGACCATCCTCTGTCCATATGTTTTGGGATGCTCCGCGAAAAGAAGTATGGCGCAAAGACTTATTAAAAACTTATAAAAGCAACAGAGATAATAACACTTATATTGAAGATGTGTCGGCGGATATTAATGCACTTCAGGAAACAACACGTGAATTCATGAAGCATATGAATGTTTTTCAATATAAACGTAAGAGAATGGAGGCCGATGATTTATTATATGCTGCGTCTTTGGTTTTGCATCCCAATAAAACCATAATAGTGTCTACCGATAGCGATATGACACAAATACCGTTCGTGTTGGAAAGTTCCTCAGTATATAATCCTAAAGATAGTCGCTTGGTCGAACTTAATCACGCTTATAATCCAGCATGGCAAAAGGCATTGACCGGTGATAAAGCAGATGCTGTTGACGGATACCGTGGTATAGGTCCGAAAAAATCTGCTGCTTTGTTAGAGTCTCATTCTGGTTTACAAGAATTTTTGGATATTAAAGGTAGAGAAAAATTTATCAAAAATATTATGTTAATTGATTTAGCACAATGCCCATTTTTGTTGATGAATCAATTGTATGTGAGAAAAAAATTGGCGGTTGGTGTAAAATTTTCTAAACAAGAAATAATAGGATTGATCCAAAAATATAAAGTAAGTGGTTTGATGTCAGAGTACACAGACTTAATAGTACCATTTATGAATTTGGAAGGTATCGGAGAATAAAAAATGGCAATTAACATACATGTGGCACAGGTCGGGCTTTTTTCCGTTGATGCCACAACTGGTCTGAAACTTAATAAAGATTCCACCAGTGTGACTATTAACCAAATGAAAAACACTGAGCAGCGGCATTTGGTTATTCCTGACACCGGGATACCAAATTCTACCAATTCGCCAAACGTAAAAGAATATTTAGAGTTAGAAGCATCTTCGGATTATATTCTTGGCCATATGGATCAGTACACAATTGTGACCTATGATCGTGGTGGTGTAAATACCGCATCATGACCCTTTATGGCTTAAAGTCATGACCCAAAAATCACAGTGGACTTCTAAAAGAAAAGATTATATATCTCAGGCAGAATTGCCTGAATATCGACAGGATAATTGCCCTATCAGTTGCCCATTATTGGGGATGGTACAATTTACCGATGTGGTTGATCATGACCACAAAACTGGTCGCATTCGGGGTGTTGTGTCGAATGAAGGGAATGCTTTATTGGGAAAGATTGAAAACTTTTACCGAAGTCGATGTGTGAACGCTGAATGGGATTTGCCTAAAGTGTTGCGGCAGCTTGCGTCTTATTTAGAGGAGCAACAGGGGCCATTGCATCCAGTTGGGACTCGACAATTAACCAAGAGATTTAATCGTTTAAATAAGGATGAACAATATAATATGTTGGTTTTTGGAGGGGCTGAAGTTGATGAGATAACTGCCTGCAAAAACAGCGAGGAAAGAACCAAACTCTACCGCGAGTATTTGGTTGGGGATGAATGAAAATGGCTTGTTGTGGGAAAAAAACTGTTGCAATGCCAACCGTGCGCACGATTGGTTCACACGATGTTGTTAAATTGATTTCTAATCCCAAAATTGTGCTAAATCCCAGAACGTCTTCTGTTGTTAAAAAACCAACTCGTCCTGTCAACGATGTGGAAAAATATAGGGCATGAATAAAGATAAAAAATTTAATGTCACCAAAGTGTACACGCAAAAGATCAAGGGGTCTGGTAAAACAGTTATAATTAAAGAATTTTCATGCTGTGACAAACCAGACGCGCTTTCTGTTAATAAAAATACAAAACCAAAAAAAGTGCGAAAATAATGGCTTGTTGTGGTTCTAATAATGCAAAAAATGTGAGATCGCAGCAAGTATATAAACATCAGCAACCTAAGACAGTGGCTGTCCAGAGAGTCGATGGTAATAATAAAACAACGATTGTCAAAAATTTAAACGCCACATCTCTTTCTGTAAGGCGGCAGCATAGAACTCCGCCAGAAAGCTGTACGAAGTGCGGCTTTCCATTAATGATAGTAAATACTAATAACACCCAAATATTACAATGTTCTAATGCTAACTGTAGACATATTCTAAAATGATTGATGCTATTTCTCATATTGCTCATTGGCTATTGATCATAATAGCAGTTGAACGTGTAACAGAAATAATTACTACCTCAGAAGTTTTCGCCCCTATTCGCAATTGTGTTAAAAAATGCGCTTACAGATATTCTGATCCGTCTGAAATTTCAAATTATAGAAAATTTTTGATATGGGTAGATAAGTTAATTTCTTGTGGGTATTGCACAAGTGTTTGGGTTGCTCTTGTTTTTGTTTTGGTCTTTATGGATAAAGACATAACATTAATTATTAATGTGTTCGCAGTTCATGGGCTTTCTAATTTATATCATTCAATATTTGAATTGGTTCGAAGAGGCAGAGTGAACACTCATGATTTAGTTTTAAGGCATGATGTTAATTTGCATAAAGGTATAGTTGATGAATGATAATCTTCGGAAATCCCGCGAAAGATCTGCAAGACGGCTTGATGAAAGCATACTTGATCCCGTAGAAATACGAAGCGTCAATGATATTAAGAAAATATTATTAGAATTTGACCCATCGAAAAACAGTACCCATAAAAGCATACCTATTAAAGCTGATCTCACCGCTGACCAAAAATATGCCGTTACGGCTAGCACGACTTCTAGAAGCAAAAGAGATATGCTATTAGAAGGTTTTAGTATAATAAAAAGACAGCTTAAAGCACAAAATGAAGAAGTGGTGCCTGTAAATGTGGATGGTATAGATATGTTGCCAGCAGCAACTGGAGATGCCGCCCACACATTTAGTTGGATTGATCCATTGGTAAAACAATGGATGGGTGGCGAACGTAAGGGGCTGTTTATATACTGGGGTATTGATGATGAACAATATAAATATGATATTTATGTCCATAAATTAACAAAGGTGCTACATGCCAAAAGTTGAGCCACCACCATTAGCAAATTATGTAAGCATTGCTGATTATATTCCTCAGTATGGGGATTATGTGGTATGGTGTAAGTGGTTCACTACTTGGCATGGGATAGTGGCAAATTTTGACGTAAATAAAAACGAAGTGGATATTATTTTCGAAGGAACTCCATTTTTATTATTCACTCTCGATGGATTTAAATATGAAAAATACACACGTACGATAAAATTGCCAAAAATAAGATCATCATTTAAAGGTTCTTGGGCGGTACTTAGGCATGACACACAACGCAATATCACAATATGGCACGTCTAGTCTGCCAGAAATACTGCCATACCCGCAACTTTTGCCTTTTGAATCTACCAAATCGATTCACGACATATTTTGTTATGTAATAAAGCATTATGGTAATGACGGGTTATCTGTCTTAATATATCGTATTCCATCAAATGACGATGTGTATATTGTGTGCGGCGATTGGCGTGGAAATAAAATAGACTTAGTGGCAAATGAAAATAATGACATGTCTTTGTTGTATGAACCGGCTATTGGATTTTTGGAAAATCATGCTGTAGAATTTTTAAATATGATGAGGCTTGTGAAAATAGAACAGGCACAATATTATTTTGCGGTGCATGATGGCGAGTTGGTTTTGGTTGATATGAGGTTATCTCTTAATAAATTCGCTGGACCTGGTATGATTAGAGACATATTTGGTAAATTGATAAATGTGCAAGATTCAATTAAAACAGAAATTGTTGATGCTAGAGCAATAGAAGCGATTGAAAAAGGTGTTGGTTCTTATGAAGGCGATCTGATATTTAAGCCGAGTAAATTTAAGATGTTCCATCATCAAGATAACAACAGTTTCACTCCTTTATATGTGGAAATTAAGAGATAATGCCAGAGTATATTAACCCAAATACTTATGCAGTGCATCTAGTTGATCCTGATGGTAGAACCATAAGGATCAATAAAAATCAAAGAATGAATCTGTCGGAATATTTTAATAGATATTGTGCTAGAGGATTTATTCAATTGCTCAGTGACTATGAAAACGAAGATATCCGGGAAAGAAATATTAGACAACAATCAGTGGAAAAAGGAAGAGTTGTATTAGACGATGCCACTAAAAGAATACAAGAGCAGTTGATTAAAAAGGAAGAAGAACAAAGAAAGCTAGAAGAAGCTCAAGTAAGGAAATTGGCTCGTTCTAAATTAATTAGAAATAAGCAGGTCACAGATGCTCGAAAGCAACAAGAAAATGCATTGGAAATGGCTAAACATATACCAGGGATTGTTAATCATTCTGTTAAAGGTCAGAGAAGGGTATTAAGGAATTTGGCTATTCAAAAATCACAGAAAAAACAACCATTGGTCAATTATGTTGATGATGGCAATGGGCACAAGATAGTGGGAAAATTGTCTCGTGCCAATGCTAATGAAGTATTTCAAAAAAATATTAAGGAGTTAAAATACCCCATTAGCAACAATATTGGTGTGGGGATTTTGTCATATAATCGACCAGATATATTACATAGGCTGATTCGCTCTATTGTTTCGTACACTGATTTACATAAGACTACAATATTTATAAGCGATGATAATAGTGATAATGAAGAATTGTCAAAATATTTAGATGATTTAGATTCCGCTACCACCCCTAATTTTGTTATATTAAGAAATGAAGAAAGACTTGGGATTGCTGGAAATACGAATAGATTGCTGAGATGTTTATCAAGATTTAAATATGGAATGCTTTTAAATGATGATGTTGAGATATTGAAATATGGGTGGGACCAGATTTATTTTGACGCTATGGAAAACACTGGAATGCATCATTTTGTTTACCATCAGCCAGGGGTTTATAATGCCTCAGCTGGCGATCCAGTAAGCGTGGGGGAGACGAAATTACTGCGAGTTGATAAACGACCTCACGGTGCTGTGTTAGCTTTTACTAACGAATTGCTGTCTAAAATTGGTTATTTTGATGAGAGTTTTGGTTTATATGGCATGGAGCATGTAGATTGGTCTCAGAAAGCCTATGAATGTGATATGCAAGAATCTGGTTTTTTTGACATTGAATTTGCGAAAGAGTATTTTAAAATTCATTCGGAATCTTCTGCTGTTGGGGATAGGCAAGAATTGTTGAGAAAAGCAAGAACAATATTTAAAAACCGAGAACCCGGAAGATTTGTGCAACCATCTGACAAAACTTCAGTTCCAACAATATCTTATATTGTTCCATTTAGAAATGTGCACAGGCAAAGTGAAATAATTACAGTACTGGATAATGTGAGGGCGCAGCGGTTTCCATGCATTGATATTATTGCGATAGAGCAAGATCCCAAATCCAATATTGATATGGATAAAATGCATCCTATTTTATATGGTTTTGATGATGGTGATGGCAATGATTTATTTAATAAATCAAGAGCATTTAATCTTGGATTGTCTAAAGTTGTTACTGACAATGTGGTTTTGCATGATGCTGATATGATTGTTCCGGGGCATTATACATCATTGATCAATACAATATTAGATGAGCATGAGGCATGCCATATCGGCAATAGGGTGATATATACAACCAGAGACTCTACATCCAACATTACAAACACTGGGGTGATTGGAGATGACGTAGAGTGTGATAGAGTGGTGGGTTATTTTGAAGGTGGCTCTTTGGCATGTAGGACAAAAACTTATTGGTTAGTTGGGGGATTTAATGAAGATTATTGGGGCTATGGATGTGAAGATTGCGATTTTTATTGGAGATTATCAAGTAAATCAAAATGGTTTGGCGATCGAACTTTAGATCTTTTGCACTTATGGCATTCTAGGGTTGAAAATTGGGGCACCCACCATAGAATAAATAAAGAGCTGGAAGCTAAAATAGCTCAGGCTGGTTTAGATGGCAGAGTAACCATGCAGTACGAGCAATTGCGCCGAAATGGTTACGGAGAACATCTGGATAACGCATTAAATGAATAAAATCGCCCCCGGAGACATAGTTAATTTTAAAAGTTCTGTTGAGTGTCTTGCGGCTAAATTTTGCTATGAAAGAAATATTTCTGGAGTGATTATTAAGATAGAAAAAAATTTATGTGAATTAACCATTCCTGGTTTTGAATATTCTATTTTTACAAAAATTAATGATATTAATCTTGTTGCAAAGCATCACGAAATTCCTGTTACGGAGGAACATGAATGAAAGTGTTGATATGTCATCGACCCGGCGGTGCGTTTGGTTATATTAGTGATGGCTGGGTCAATGCGTTATTGTCTAAGGGGCATCAAGCGCGTAGATGGGATGGGGATAAGGAGTCATGGGATGCCTTTGACCCTGATCTA